TAAATTATCGTGACGGTCAGGATAGCAAGGGAAATAAAGCCCCAAACTATCAAATTAGCCTCGAATTGGCTAAGGGTTGGGATACGCTGTGATTTATACGGTCTCATCTTTTACGGCGTTTTTGAAATTGGTTATACCATTTTTGATTGCTTTTAGGTCTAAAAGAAGACCATTTTTCTGTCGGGAATCCTTGCGCTGTTAGTTCTAATGTAATTTTTTCTACTGACTTACCAAAACTTTTAAAAGCGGTTTTAAGTGCGCTTAATCCGTTCTTACTAAGAATTTCACTTGATTCCTTGTTTTGGTACACTTGCAGTAAATCCAAGCCACTAAAAGACTTGCCAGTTACTAAGCTTACATTTTCAGCTTCTTTGATTAACCAGTCCGCTAGTATTTCAGCGTTTGATTCATAGCCTAAGCCTATCAATTGCGCCTCAATGTTTTTCTTTTCGGCTTCGTGTTTTAGTATCTCATTTTGTGCGAACTGAGCTAAACCAGTTACACCTACGCTACCAATTCCAGCCGTTAAGATTTTGTGTTTGTTTTTCATTTAATTGGTGGGTTGTTTTTAAAATAGATGTAGCTGCAATTTGCAAACCAAACCGCCTCACGTCTGTTTTTGAAATTCATTGAGGCGAAGCGCAAACGGTCTTGTTTAACCCATTCTAAGGCATTAGGGAACTTAGCCATAAATTGCCAAGCTCCGCCCTCACGTTCCTCGAAAACATATCTTGGCATTGGCTGCCATGATTTGCCTGTTTCGCTTCTGCTGTCGTAGTATTCCATCAAGGGAATAACGAAGCTTATAAGGTCGCTGTGAGGCTGCGGTTTGACCTGTGTGCGCTTTAAACTATACTTTGCGTAAAAGCATAGCGCAAATAAGATTAAAAAGCCTGTGGCGGCTATGTAGGACTTTATCATGTCGTTTGATTTTTTAGTCTTTGATTTAATACATCGGCTCTTTGTTGCGCCGATTCCCTTGTATAGTAACTATCCTGAATCTCTCTTCTAGTTATATGTCCACATCTATCGTATTCAAAGCGGACAACTAGCCAATCAGTAGAACAACAACACGTTTCAGGGTGGCATTGCCTGTGTGCGTGGGAATTTACGGCGGAAAATTCGACTTTCATTAGTTACGAAGTTTGCACAAGCTCAAACTTAATACCGAGCTTGTTTGTGTAAGATAAAAGAGAATTAACGCTGCAAAAACGCCCTTTCAAAACGTTTGCAATTTGGGAGCGGCTAACTCCAATTTTTAGGGCTAGTTTGTTTTGCGTTAGTTTATGCTCTGATTTGTGCGCTAAAATAGCGTCTATGAGTTGTTGTTTTCGGTCTGTCATTTGTTTAAAAGTGCCCCAGTTAAGGGGCTTTTAGTGTTAGATTAGATTTTGTTTATATTCAATTAGCGGCGTTCCGATTTGCTTTGATTTTAAGGCTCTGATTTCTTTATTTAATTCAGTTACTTTGTTTTCAAGCTCTGCAATATCTACCCTTAACTCATCATTGGCTTCATTATAGAGTATATAATCGCTTTCGATATGCTTAGAAAGTTGCTCTTTCTCGCCTTTGCTATTCTCAAAAACAAAAGCGCCGTCTTTACGTATGCCGATAATTTTTAGTTTTTTATAGCCGTAGTTTTTGTTTAAGTCATTTTCAATCCAAAAAGGTTTAAAATCTTTATTGTCTTTAATAAAGTCATCAACACCTTTTTTAATCGCTGCAAAACTTTTAGAACTTGATTCAGTATCGTATCTTTCTGATAGATACCAAAACTTTTCATTTGAGGAGTCAAAGCTTATTTCAAAGCCTCGATATGTTTCTATTAGTACTCTCATGATTTGAATTTTTGAATGTGATTAGATTAAAATGGTAGGCTTTCGGAATCCTCATAAGGCATATCGTTAGGCTGCAAATCCGCTACCTTAGTCATTTCTTTACCGCTTTGTGATTTTGGTGCATCATTAGCCCCTGTAATTTTCCAAGCCTGTAAAGCCACAAAGCAGTCTGTTTGCCCGTTTTTGTTTGTGTAGGTACTTTTGCTGCCTTTTACGTCATACGTAACTAAAACCTCGCTACCTACGGCAAAACTTTCGATTAAGCAGCAACGCTCTTGCGTAAATTCAAGCTTTACAAACGGCGCGTATTGGTCATCTGTTTCGATTATAAAGGCACGCTTACTAAACTTTTCAGTTACATCCTCTTGTTTGCCGATGTGGTATAATGTACCTTTGATTTGGTTGCTCATGTTGTTTTATTTTAGATTTGATACAGCGTATTTACTGCAATTAGGATTAATGTTTCTTTTTTTCTGATAAGGTAGCCCTTTAATGTAGATTCTACCTAGTTTACGTCTTAACTTTCGCCTTGCGCCCTGCAAAGATGATGATTCAACAGTAGCCGTTACACTGTTGTCTTTCATATACTCACTTAGATTTTGGTAGTATTCGATTTCAAAAGTGCGTAAATCCTTGCTATCTTTGTTTTCAGCGTCTGCAATGCTTTGTTTAATAAGCCTCAATCTAAGCTCCTCACGCTTGATAAAGTCGGGGTCTCGTTTATTAGGTGGTGCTTCTTTTAAGCAAATAACCCATCTTTGCCCTACTTCGTACAAGTGTTTTAGGTTTTTTATTTTGGCTTGCTCTGTTGTTTCTTTGTGTGTCATAAGCTAAACGGTTAAATGTTGCTCAATATATTGGCGGCATTGTTTGACACGCTCGATAATTGCGTTTATGTCGCTATCATTGCGTTCAATATCAAAGCAAACGATACGATGTTTAGGGTCTATATTGCTAAAATCATTTTCATATTGCAGACGTGCAAAAATAGTATCAAATTCGGCATCAAATTCTATTTTATTCTCAGTACCTACAATGTTCTTAGCTTTGAAAAATGCTACCTTTTTTAGTATCTCGTCAGGCGTTGGCATCATTACATAAGTTACTTGCGCTTTTGCTTTGCCAGTCAAATACATATAAGTTTGAAGTTGCCAGTAGTAAGCCCTAGTAGGTAATTCCTTTGTGAACAAAGGCAGGGTTCTAGGACTTTCAGGGCACTTAATATCAATAACTAAGTCGTCAATTATTAAGTCGGGTGTACCTTGCATAAATTCAGACGAGAATCGTAATTGATTTTTCTTTATACCCATGCCCCAACCTAATGCACTTGCAGCATATTGTATTGCATCGTCTTCTACTGTTATCCCTTTTAGGGTCTGGTCGCTATCGAACTCAAACTTATAGCCATAAATTTGCTCTTTTACCCAGTTTTCTAAATAGGTGATACAGGTTTGAGATAGCTCTATTTTTTCAGGTTGCGCCTTTAATTCATTAAGCTCGTTGTTTAACCTAGATACTTTTTCAAGCTTGTTGAGCCATGATTTGCTGCTTTCTTTAAGCTCCGATAGCTTTACGTTTTCGGCTGCAATTTCAGTTTCTAGGTCTGCAAGTTTTTCCGCTTTGCTTTTGCCTTTACCCTCAGTCATTATTTGACTAGTGGCGTGTGCTGATATTTTAAAGTCTATCATGATGCGTGTGAGTTTGTGCCGATTTCAGAACGAAAATACTGTTCCATATCGTCAGTTAATTGGTAAATTGTTTTGATGTAATCAATAATCTCGTCAGGCGTTGCACCGTTCTTATTGATACGTGCTGCATTCAAATAATTATTGTACGCTGTTGTGTCGGTCTCTAAAAAAGGTTTTTGTTTTGACGGCTTGTGCTCAATGAATGTTTTTGTGCTTTCTGCTGCAATAGTTTCGCCTTTCATTGCGGGTAACTCGTCTTCATTGTAAAAGTTGTTTAGAGATGCAAAGGCAGCACGTAAAGCATGACTTTCAACTACCTTATTAATCATTGTAAACGGCATAGACTTAAACATATAGCCGCTGCAATACTCGTTTGTCGCAATAGTAGCTGTAAAAGGGCAACGAACGCCGCTAACATTTTTGTAAATGGTGAGCGTTGCAGATTTCGGGAACGTGCCTTTTGGATAGTCTGCAATGGTCTTATAAGTGCCGTCCGATTGCTTATCGTACATTACCTCATCTTTGCCAGCGTAAAGTCCTGTCTTTTCGGCTAAGGAGCGAAAGCCGCCGATTGAAACAATGTTATAGAATTGCCCTCTGTTATTGATTAGGTAAATCTCTTT